CGATCCAACAGGGAAATTAACCGAACTCTCATTGGGCACAGTAAGCGTGATGGCTGACGCATTACTTAGTGTAAGCATCAACCCGAAATCTGCATCAGACAACCCCAAAGTATACGACGTGCCGGTTTGAGCATTAAACGCCTGTAAAGCCGTCGTGGACGCTAATTTTGCTTTAGTAACTGAACCGTCGGCAATCTTGGCAGTGGCAACAGCACCGTCGGCAATCTTGGCAGTGGCAACAGCACCGTCGGCAATCTTGGCAGTGGCAACAGCACCGTCGGCAATCTTGGCGGTAGCAACCGAACCGTCTGTGGGAGTACGATTATTACTTAAACGGGCGTCGCTAGTATAAACAAGGTTAGCGGTGTTGCTGATACCATGCACATTTGTGGTTGCATCTCCGTGAGTGAACTTTCCCAGACGATCACCCTTGTCGTTGTCAGTGCGAATCAAAGCAGTCATGACAATTGTGCCAAGGTAGGTTTCTACCATAAGCACTTCATCACCCGGCTTTAAATTAGCAACTGACACACTTTTAGCAATTCGAAAAGACGTACGCTTTAGTTTTTGCTTTCCGATCTGCACAACAGGCGCGTCCACACCCTTTACGCTCACAACCCTGCCAAGCATCGTCTTGGCGACGTGATAATCAGTCTCGGAGCGCATACGCCCCGTCATCGTGTCAGCAAAAGTCTGAGCCAATCTGGAAAGATCGTTACTCATCGGTACCTAATCGTAACTGTAAACTTCTGCATAGGCTTGTCTCGTATGCCCAACAACGTAGCGACGCCTCTACCAACCAAAATGTCAACACCATTGGCTGGTGCCGACATAGATTTTTTAGTGTAAACGATAGTCTTCCTGTCGCCGTTGTAGATCTCAATAGTTCTATCAGAAGCAACACGCTGTACGTAGACGTAGGGAGAAATACCGCTCGTGGCTGCTTCGGCTGAATTTGTCATAACAACAGGATGATACATTAATCTAAAAGTCTGCACCGCATCTCCAGGAGGTGCTGTTGGCGGCAAGGTACCCCCACCGCCGCCCCCACCGCCTGCGCCGCCATCAGAAGCAGGACACAGGTGACTCACACGACGAGCAAGCACATGGTCGCTTCGGGCGTACTCACGCACGCCGCCACCTCCTCCACCGCCAGCATTTAATATCATGCCGGGGCCTGACCAAAGCGCAGTGTGCCCGTACCTTGACCCGGCTCCATCGCTCGTGCTGTAAAGCAAGATGTCACCGGGCTGCTCTTGCCCCAACGGAACAGACTGTCCAACAGTTGCGAGAGCGTCCGTGTGTCTTGGAACGCTTACCCCCGCTTGTGCCCAACAATACTGCACAAAGCCAGAGCAGTCGAAGCCCTTGATGTTCGCCCCGCTTGGCCCATTCGACCTCGCGATGCCATAAGAAGGACCGGAAGACCCACCACCGCCCCAAGAATATGGCGTGCCAATGTACTTTCGCCCAGCCTCCAGCGCCTTTTCTCCACACGAACCACCGGTAGTAGTCGTAGTGGCTTTCTTGATGCCCTTGTCTTCGTCAGTTAGCAAGGCACTTGGAACCATATCCAGCCAATTTAGCCCGATTGTTGTTGTGCAACCAGACGCAGTAAGCGAGTGTTTAACATCAGAACAATAAAATTTTCCTACGAGTCTGGCCGCTTTATCTCTTACGAAAATCGGAGCGCCCGCCCTAAGACGTGGCATGAAAAAGCATGTTACCGAACCTTCAACATTCTCGCGCAGATTCGCTCTTAGAACTTCTTGCGCTTTGATCTTGGCGTCTTTTTGGGTGATAGCCTTGTCGAGTTTAACCAGTTTGTGAATGTAGCCGTATCGATCAACACGAGATTGATTTTTAACCGTGGCTAAAATACCACTGCTCGCTCCGCCAGACCTTCCATCATACAGACGCCACTCAACAACAACCTTACCCAAATCACGATTGATGCCGAAAGCATCCCAAGCGGCAGCAGTAAGGTCCATCACTCGAGGAATTGCGCCGATACCGGTACCACCGGCACCAACATCTACCTTCGGCAATTGCATCGTCTTGCCGTTGTAACGAACTTCAATTACAGTGCCACAAGGAAGAGTGCCCATGGCATTGAAGGGTCCACTTGAAGACATGCTCTTGGCAGCCTCACCAAACCCCATAAGAGAAGCGTTCTTTTCAAAACCAGAACAGGCCAGTCCCCCTTCGTCTTCAACTGTGAAGAAAGAAGCCACTTCCTTTTTCCACTGGCCTCCACCTGTTGCTGGATAAGTGTCCTCTCTTGTGGTTTGAGTAGTAGAAGTGGTGCGGTCGGTTGATTGCGTAGAACTACTGGTTGAATTACTTTTAGGATCAGAAACAACTGTAACTGCAGTAGCCATACCCTCGAGCGAGTCGGTAAATGTGCTACTAATTAAGTTTTCGCCTTCTTGGACTGAATGAAGTACCGGCTGTTCACGCTTTTGAATAATCTTTAACTTGTCATTCTCAGCGCGAATTACAAATTTAGTACCTGTGGCACGCCGTTCTTCTGTCCACACCTTCAACAGCAACTCGTACACCGACCCACCGCTGATCTTAATCAGCGGATTGCGATGCTTGCACTCAGGCAGATCTGTCGTTGTAATAAGAAACCGCTTCTTCTTCTTTTTCTTGGATCCCTTAATTTTAACTTTTTTGGTAACCCAAATCCTCTTCTTGCCAAGAGGAATACCGTACCGCTTGCACACTTCCTCGGTAATCTGCTTAGCCGTCCAACCAGCCTTGTATGCTTTCTTCTTAGGGTCTTTCTGGAAAAGCCAGTCGTCTTCAGACTTCTGCAAATAAACAAGAATATCACGGAAAGAAATGCTGAGCGAAGCGTCATTGCGAGAATTGCGTGTCTTCTCCCAAATAATAAAACGACCGAGTTCAGTTAAGTTGTTTTGATCGTTAATTATCGAAATGCGAATGCGCTGACCCTTTTTGATGTCTAAGAGTCGGCGCTCTCCCGTAATCGGAGAGACTGGATCGTACAGTTCAAGCGTACCCTCAACCGCAGCCTGCTCTAGACTATCTGACCAATCAATACTAACAACCGCTTCAGTAATATCGATCTTGCGCATCGCTTTAGCCGAGGGGCGCCCATTGATCTCGGTGCTTCCCTGCGTGTACAACTCGACCTTGAAACCGCCTGGGCCAGTAAAACGCCGATCGTCAATTGGGTATCTAGGTCCAACATAGTCCTGATTAAGGACGATGATCTGACCATCACCCGTACGCTTAACCTCTTCGCGCTTTGTTGGACTAATGTAAGCCATTAGGCAGAATCGTTATCGGTCTGGTCGTTTTCCTTGCCGATGTCAAAATCGTCAATGGCATCAATGACGCCCGTTTTGGTTCTTAGACGAACGACGGTACCCCGCTTGATCGTCTGCTTCTGATTAGTGACCTTCTTGGGCTTCTTGCCTTTTTTCTTATCTGCCTTGGTAAGAGGCTGCTTTAGATTCTTGTTTAGTCGTAGCAAGTTCTGCCAACGTACGTCGAATTGACGATAGCCGTTAGCAATCTGCTCCAGCGTTTTGTACTTGTCAACTTTATACGTTAGTGGCCCGAGTTCACGCGCAACCGTAGAGTAAGTTAGCACCCTGTACTCGGTGAATTCGATGGCATACCACAGACAATCACCCTCTTCATCGGTGATTGAAAAGGAACTAATCATGGCTTTCATGTCGACAGCCAGCCGATTATCACCGACACCACCCTCTAAGTACCCAGCCCCACCACCAGCAGGCTCAGACACAACAAGCCTAAAAATGTCGTTGGTAGAACCGAGAGTCCTAAGCAAGGTGGCGTACCAATTGACGTCGCGCCACGGATACTGCCCATTCGGCGTGTGTGCCCATCTCGGAGTGTTTTCGATGGGCAAGAGACTGTCATAAGACACGTTCAGAAGGCCAGGACCCCCACCAAACACCACTGAACCAGAAAGGGGCAAGACTTGACTGTTGATGTTGATGTCTTGGGTAATATTAATCGTGTCCAAGGGCGCAACCGGCAACCGGACACCAGCCAACCCGGCACTTTTGAGTGTCTCATTCTTGGTCAGCCCCTCTAGACACAAGAGGAAGACCGCTTTCCCATTTTCGCCGCTAGCCAACGCTCATTCCAGTGCTAGATTCACGCGGAAGGTTGGACACATACTTCTGAACTTCAGTTACGAACTGATCAAGATTCTGAACGCCGGTAATGTGAATGTCACCTGAGATCTGCACAGGTGCACCCGCTCTGTTGTCCAACGACAACCTGCGAGAACCTCGAGTTGCCGAAAGCGGGACAACCGCTTCTGGGCCTGATTCGCCAATCAGAGCGCGAGTCGGCCTTGTGACAATTGCACCGGACGCACCATTGCCACTGCCACCACCGAAAATCGGATTTGTAGTTGGAGGTGGGGTAAGTGCCGGATTTAGCGGGTCACCAGAAGGTGTGTACCCTCGATTAATAAGATCTTGTCTCTGACGATTAACAGCATCTACTCTGTCTTGGGCGTTAGCAGCGGGATCACCTCCACCGAAAAGCCAACCCGCCGCTTCTTTTAACCACTTGATGCCGCCAATAATTTTATCTACTACTGTTGCTACTTTATCGATAGCACCCTTAATTACTTCAAACACGCTAGCGATTGCTTGACCGACAGCCGAATCTTTAAGCGCGGTAAACATTTCTTGGGCCGCGCTAAGCACACGCTTTATAACTTCTAGCACCAAGTTAAACGGGTACAATATAATTTCAAGTGCAATTCTGATAATGTCAATAACGTGAGAAATTTCTGCAAGTCGCGATCCAGCGCGGAACATTTCAATCACAACTTCAATTATATTTAGACCTATATCAACAATAGGCTCAAAGGCATCATACAACTTGGTGGCTATATCCCAGACGATGCCAATTGCGTTGCCGACTGCCTTAAAGACACGCGCAAGAAACGGACCATACTTATCGACAGTCTCATTAATCCACTTTACAAAGACACTGCCAACTTCACCTAGCCACTTAATCATGCTAAGAAGTTCAGGCGCGTTCTGACGACCTACTTCAACAAACCCACCAACGAAGTCTTTAAGCAGAACAACCAAACCCTTAAATACTGGGTACATCTCAGCGAAGAAATCGCCCAGACCCCTCAGGCCACCGGGCTTAGACAAATTGTCGCTAATCTGGTTTAACCAACCAACGAAATCTTTAAGCATCGTCTCTGCAATCGGCCCAACAGCAACGCCAATTTGCATAAATATTTTGCCTAACAACCCAAGAGCGTTAGCCATGGGTTGAATTAATTTGGCTCCTGTTTCAAAGAAACTCATAATAAGAGCCAGATTTTCAGGGTCTTTGGTGAATTGCCTAAAGTTTTCGGCTACTTTAGCAATTTCTGTAGCAAAGACATTAACCAATTTGGTAAGGATAGGCAACAAAGGCTCCAAAGCCTTCATGCCACTTGCCAGAATGTCTGTAAACAATTGTGTGTTTTTATCCGTAAACACAGCATTGCTTACTTTATCACCGAATTGCTGCATCTGACGAAACACACCCTCAGCGCCAGACTTATTTAGTTCTTTCTGAATCTCATTAAGACGATCCTGCGTCTGTGTGTATTCTTTTGTAGACTTGTCAAGAGTCTTGATTTTCTTATTAAGTTCATCTTTTTCATCCACCAATTTTTTGGTATCTGAAATCCACTTAATCATTGGCACAGCAACAAAGCCAATAACCCCGACCACAGCACCAATACCCGCTGTCAAAGCAGCCAGCGGAACCAAAAGTGACGTTAGAGCAGCGGCGATCAAACCTAGAACAGCGGCTAACGTCGTGCCAATCGCTACAAGCGCAGCCGCTGCAACAGTTAACGTGGTAATAGTACCCGCAAGTGACGCGGCAAGCGGAACAGCCGCTCGCAACGCCGCCCCCACTTGAGCAGTATTTTTGCCAAACAGTTCAAAAACTTTTAAACCGTTTTCTAGAACTGTTGAAAACAAAAACCGAAAGCCCTGTGTAACAGGTTCAATAACCGTATTGAGGTTACGCAAGGCACGGTAAGTTACAATAGCGAAGCCTAAGATGCCATTGTCCGCCTGCCCAATTCCGACCCTACGCGCCCTGCTGGTATCCACGATCTTGGCCATGGGACTTTCTTCGGCGTCCCCCGTGACCGCTGGCATGGCATACCCGCTGGGCACCATTAATCCGCCCGCAGACATCGCATAACCACCAAGACCGCCACCGCCACCAACATCGGCCAGTCCAGCCACCTTCGCTCGAGCCATCAATGCGGCCAACTGACTGTCGAACGTAGAAGTGTCAAGCGTCACCCGCATGGACACCTTCATGCGGGACAACGCCTGCATCTTAGCCTCAATTTCCGTTAACTTATGGTCAACGGCATCGAGTTGCTCTTCAAAGGCTTTGGCAGCGGCAGTCATCCGAACAAACTTGTCGGATGCCCTATCGTGAATGTCAACTACTGCTTGTAGCGTAGCCACGCTAGCTTACTCCCGCTTGTGCCTTCAACTCCTCGATATGATCCTCCCTAGCCCTTAACGCGCAAGCGTAAATAAAAGACTTCACACGATCAGGGTAAGGCGGAGGCTGTTGTGCTGCTGGTGTTCCTGAGTGATAGAGCCGGTAGGGATTTTCGCCGCCGTATCTCCAAGCAAGATACAATACGTAAGCCTCCCCACCGGCTCCTATTAGTTTCCCGCTTCTACAACCGCGTTAGTCTCGTAGCCAGCGAGATCCGTCACGACGTCAGCCAACTGAGTACGCTCGCCGGGAAGCAACCACTTCATAACTACTTCGTGAGGACGAGGACCCCAACGATCAAGAAGAGCGGTGTCCGTCAACTGCACGGCCTCAGCAAACTCGGGCTTGCCAGTAGCCTCGGCTTCAGTCTGTGAAAGAAGTCGCTTCTTTACACCCACACAAGCCTCGACAATCACCAGAGACTCCATGAGAGCCGAATCGCGCTCAGGAGCCATCCCACGCTGCTTCTCCATCTTGGTCTGGCGCTTCTCAGAACGCTTCATGCAGTTCTTTAGCGCCTCGTCCTCAATGGCCTTTACAGTGAAAACCAAACCTAGGCGCTTCACCTCGATGTCTCGGGTGAAGTCAGCCTCAGGCTCGGAAGTAAGGAAGAAATCGAGGGTGGACTTGCCAGACATGTCCACGGCCTCACCCTCGTAATCCTCCATCACGTCATCCATCATAAAAACTCGCCTTTCGTACTATTGTTGCTAAGTGGTAGAAACCGGCTCGTCGCCGTCCTGATAAATCCACGTAGACTGCTGAACGTCCTCCCACTCCCACGTGAACTGCAACTCAGTCTGACGCATTTCGCCTAGGGAGAATCCGATCGGCAAAGTCCAGAACTCGCAGTTCTGAAGGACGATCTCTTCCTTTCCCCACGCATCTGGATCGTCTAGGGTGACGATCATGCGAAAACGAGGAAACCACAACGAATTGTCCGTGTCACGCGCTACGCGACGAGCCTCTAGAGTCTTGTTAGCATTTGTGAGAAATTCCTTCTCCAAACGAGAATCCACCTTGTCAAACTGAAGTGAACCCTCACGGGTAACACGCCCGCGCTTGTTGTAAGTCTGAACAGAACCAGCCGGGTTTACCGGCTTGCGCTCTACCGTAATGGTACCGCTGACGTTTACCACGTCACCGAACCACTTGATAGTCTCTTTCGAGTCGCCAACCCAGACTTCGCCGTACATTCCGTCAATACGCTTCTCGGCGGAAATGATTGACTTCTCTGCCATTTAGACTATACCACCTTTCCTAGTCGAATCATTCCTACGCAAGAACGATCGTGTTGAAGATACGCTCAATGGACTTCACGGTAGAAATACCGTACTTCAAGTGAAGTGAGTTTCCGGTGTTGTCCTGCTCGGGGTCAAGGACCACCGTCCACCCATCGCGAATCACTCCACCCTCTTCAAGATCGCGCAAGTAACTAGACACGCCCGAAAGAATGACCGTCTGGACAACTGGAATGTTAACGTTATCGCCACCCAGCCAGCCATTGTTAGCCGCAAGCGAAAGATCGTTCTCGATCTGGTGGTGCGTGCGCACCGACTTGATCTTGCCGAACTCGGCGCGAGGCTTGGTCGGGGTGTTGGCAACGTACGTGGTCATGTCCTGATGAATGCGAGGACTCACAGAGTCCGACACAAACATCACAACACCAGCCGCGTAAGCCGTGGCGATGTCGTCGTTGGTCGGCACAACCTTCAGAGTCACATCAGTTACACGCTGCTGTGTGATTGAGCGAGTCACACCAGCATCCGCAATGATGCCAGCCAGACGCGGAGCAAAAGCAGCAGTTGAAATCGTGTTTCCATCTGCATCTAGAAGGTCCGTGTAGCCAAGAGTCACAACGTTCTCGTTGGCTGCACCAGAAGCCCGCGTTACCGCATTGGCAAGAGTCTCACCAGCAGTACCACCGATAACCAGCATAAAACGCTGACCAAGAGTGTTGCGAGAAACCGTCCACGTAACTAGAGCGCTACGAATGGTTCCGTCGGTAAGGCTAGCAGGAGCCAAGACGTTGAAAGTCTGCGACTCAGCAGCAGACTGAAACGCTGTCCAGTCAGCCTGAAGCAGAGAAATTCCAGAATCACCAGTAGTGGCCGTGTTGAAAGCCACACTCGAAACGTTGGCAACGTCAGTAGCAGCACCAGCAGTAATCGTGAAGTACAGAGACGAAATGCTCGACACCCACGCAGCAGGCGAACTGGCCGAGAGGTTAGAGTGGCGCTCAATCTCAACACCACTCTCTAGAAGGATAAGATCCTTCTTGGTGTTGTCGACCGGGTTAGCCTGAACCGTAATCGTCCAGTTGTTGGCACGTGCGCCCTTGTACTTAGCAGTAAGAGTTGCGAACGTGGTCGTCGACGCACCGTTCTGCAACACTCTACTTGCGGCAGCGCCACTTGAACCAACCATGCGGTAGCAAAGCACGCGAGCCGCGCCGGGACGCGCCCCCAGACCCTTCAACGCACCGATCACAGCAGCACGTCCAGTGCCGTTGGTCGAAGTTGAGAACAGGCTGTCGTACTGGGCAGCACTAGTTACTGAAACAAAAGTCTTCTCGGGTCCCCAATCAGCAGTGAACGGCACCAAAACGGTTCCGTTGCTACCACCATTGACTACAGCCCTAGCAACCGCCTCAAAATTGACGTAAAAGCCGGGGGCCGTGGGGAGAGAGGTCGACGTAAACGAACCGCCAGCCATTTAGCCCTCCACTTCCATCTTGTGCTTAGCAAAAGTGTCGACGAGGCCAGTAACCTGCTCCGTCGATAACTGCTCATCCTCAGGGAAATCCATAAGGACATGCTCGATTAGCCACTGGGGCTGACCGTGCATAGCCGCAGCGTGGAGGATATGCTCAGACTTAGGCCAAGTGCCCACGCTCGGCTTAGGCTCTGCTGCCTTCTCAGGCTCTTCTGGGCTAGCCTTAGCCATATCTAAATTACTCCAATCTCTACAGAGTCAATGACTGTAGCGTTCGTTACATTACCGTAAGAGCGCTTACCTTCAGCGGACAAGTTGCACATCACATTGTACAAGTCTTGGTCATCCAAATCGGGAATTAACTGACAAGTGGCCTCTTGGATCCTTAAATGATCCTCAGTAGCAACTGGTGATTTAACATCGGAATAATCCCAAACAGGAATCCGATTGTATTTCCAAGCCAATGAAGACAACTTGTCCAGAGCATCCTGCGCATCGCTGAAATCGCTGGCGTAGTACGCAATCACGAAATCAATGACTGGGTACGCTACATACGTATTATGACGTTGCGTAGAATGACTTACCATAGTAACAAGCATGAACGGACGCGCTTCAAACACACCCTCTACAAACCTACGCCGAATTTCTGTGTCAGGGAACATCCCTGCAAGAAAACGCTGCAACGAGTAGTGTTCTGAAGAAGCACTAACATCGTCAAAGCCTGACGAGGAAGTAGTCATTGGGTTTTATGATAGCAGAACTACCGGACAATTCTACCCGGTTTGCGCCCACTTCTGCATATGAACGGAACCTATGCGCCCGACCTTGGGACGAATAGTGGCAACACCTCTTGTGAACATCAAGACAGGCTTGGTGCCGGGGTGTTCTACTTGCTTGGAGCCTTCCTGATCACCCTTTAAGTAGTAGACCAACGAAGACCCCGGCTTGGCGTTGATAATGTGGGGCGACGTGCCATACTCGACATATGGGGCATACGACTTGTTGGTGCTGACTGTCCACATATAAGAAGAGCCAGCCCACTTCCCTTTTCGATCTTTGTCGATAGACTTGATCAAATTGCTAGTTCGAACAGGCGCAGCAAACGGGGCACCAAATGGCACCCACTTTACACCATGCGGCGTACGCCTCCGAATTTCATCTTTCAGCGCTTGCGCAATATCGCTTGCAATATCTGGAATGACGTCTTTGTGGAGTTGGTCTTTTTTGTGGTCTAGAAATTCGTGGGGCTTACGATTACGCTCCCAGCGAACGCCCATCACATATCCACAATCTGGACGACCGTAGCCGTCTTCCCAATAATAGAACGCTTTCGCCTGAGCAACTGCGGCTGGTTTTCAACGATCCACACCGTTGTGCCAAGTTCCTGCGATTCAATCTCGAGTCGATCATTAAGATCGAGATCGAAGTCTTTAGGCAAGAGAATCTCAGCCGTGATGCGATTCTTGACTGCCTCGCTGGCTGAACGGTTCTCATTTGAATCAGGAGGATTCAACCTGCACTTGCCCCACTCACCATACTGGACCACCTGCTCCGACTCACCAAGATCCGGATTGCGGTATCCAACCAGTCGGTGGACACGACGAGCGCGATCGACAAGTGCAGACTGAAACGACATCTAGAACCACCAACCCCCGGCGCGAATGTAGATGTTGTCTGTAGGAGCGAACCAATCGGCTTCCTGCACGTACTCCATGGGCACCGGCTCTCCGGCGAGGGCACGCACTTCGCGCTTACGCTCGTCGGTCATCAAGTACCACAACTTACGCGCAATCTCAGGAGAAGAATTGGCCATGCGAACGAAAAGAGGGTTGCGATCCTTCAGCGACGGCTTGTTCTCTGAGTAGCCAGACACGCTGAAAGACTGGTACGTGTCGTCGTATTCTGACTCCATCACATCTTCGCGGCGCTTAACGAAGCGCTGCTCCATGAGCATCTGCCACACTTCTGTGACACAATCAGCGGCAAGAGACTCATCATCCAACTGGTCGAAATACGTCTTTTCACGCCCAGTCTCGATTGCAATCTCTGCAATGGTGGCCTTGGACCACGCATCGTAGCGCTGGAGTGAAACAGACTGGTTAGACCAGTCGAAATTTGATATTGCTGTAAGATACGTACGGTTGGGCCAAGTGTATAGCGCCACTAATCCACCTTAAATAGCATTGGGGCCGATGTCGAATTTAATCATCAACACCGGCCCCATTACTTTGGTCCTAAAGAAGTGCTAAGCCTGAATCTTCTTAGCGTGCTTCTCCGCATCACGGGTAACAATGATAAGGAAAACCTCATCACTGGCCAACTGACCGAACTCGTCTGGGACACCGCCACGGACAGAGTACGACAGCACTTCCTTGGGGTCGACATCAAACGCCTTGGCAGCACTCTCGCGAGTGTAATTCTGCATCAGGGTTACGTTGATCTGGTGCTGCGAAGAAATGTCGGCGGCAGTGAGCGTAGTGCCCATGTCGTCTACAATTTCCTTCGTGTCACCGATCCCCAGAAGATCCTTGAGCCGACCCACTAGACTCGGGTCCTTCTCGAGCGCGTCCACAATTGCAGCCTCGCTCTCAGAAGGCTCGTCACCCTTGTCGGAAGGAGCCGCAATAGTAGCGTCCCGCTCCGCCTTTAGTTCCTCGTTGGCAGCGATGGCCTCGGGGGTCGGCTCGTCAGCGACGACCTCGACCTCCTCAACCTCATCAACCTTCTTGGAACGGCTAGTGCCCTTGGAAGTAGCCATATGTTACGCCACCACCGACTTAACGCCACCACGCCACTCGCCAGCAGCAGTGGCGAAGTCGTAGCGGGTCTTGTACTCGATCTTGTCGAAGTGGAACGAGTAGGGGTCGTTACCACCCAACTGAAGCCGCATGCCGGGGTCCTTCAGCATGATGTCCGGCTCCTGCTTCCCGTTGAGGAAGCCGACCGTCACAAGAGCAGTCTCCTGATTCGGGTCAGTGATCACGTACCAGTCGTTGGCGTCCGTGAGGTACGGGTCCGTCACGGGACGGAGGGCCGAACGCATCACGTTCAACTCGGTGCGACCGTAGAGCGGAGTAGCCTCGTCAGCCGAACCCGCACGCGGGATCATGGTGCCGTTGAGGATACGCTGAATGGTGAACTCCAACTCGATGGGACCAAGGAACTTGGTCGCCTTCAGGTCAATACGGAGGCCATTCTGGTCCGTCTGCAGACGCAACTTGTTGATGGCCGAAGGCAGGTTGCCCTCAGTCAGTGCAACGTTGAGAAGGTTGTTGTGGTTAGCGTGGAACAGCGCCGTGCCGTCGTAGGCAGTGGCGTTGGCAGCAATAACCGACGTGACCTTCTTAGCAAGCGTACGACGCGAAGCGCGACCCAGACGGGCCGGAATGTCGTTGATCTGGTTGAGCATGTCATTGATGATGACACGACGACCAATTGAGAACGAACGACCGAAGGTCTGCAACTGAATCTTCGGGCCGGTGTACTCCGACATCTTCGCGTCCGTGTACTCGCCGTCCTCAGGGACGAGGAGTAGGTCGGGGAGTTCACCCAGACCGACGCTGGTCATCTCACGGAAGTCAGGCACGTTCTGGACGTAAGCGTACTCACGCCAAGCCGGGTCCACTTCCTTGAACGCCATTAGAAAACGGCGACGAATCTTATCCTGCAGGTAAGTTGGGAAGTCAGACGTGGTGCCTGCCTCCTGCAACTCCTCTAGATATCCCTCGTAGAGGAGGACCTGCTTACCGACGTTACCATACATCTTGGTAAATGTCTCCTTGTACGAAGGGACTAAGCGGTGACGCCCTGCGGCTGCAGAGCAATCAGGGTCTTGCCGGTGGGGGTGCCATAGTTGGAACCACCCTCAGCCTCAACAACCTTGGCAAACAGACGCTTGCCGGTACCACCCGAGAGCGAAAGAGCGCTGGTGGCAACGGTGACGTAAACATAGTCGCCCTTGGCCTCTGCACCGATCTTGTCGATCTCGTACTTAATGCCGGGACGGCAGTCTAGTGCGTAAACAGCACCAGAGGCAGCGTCGGTGGTGGCAACGCCAACCCAACCCTCCTCAACGACGACCGAACCGCTAGTGCGGGCAGCGGCGGCGGTAACGTGGACTACCCCCGCTGAACCCTCACGAAGATTTAGAGCCATGTTGGTTCTATCTCCTAACTATCGGGGTGATTACTCGCCGTCGCTGTCAGTCTCAGACTCAACAAGAGTCTCTAGACCTAGGCGACCGTCGATCACGGAGTTGACACCTGAGCGACCCCGCGAGGCCTCCTGCATGTCAACCGGCATTGAGGAACCAAGACCCTCAATGACGCGAACGCCACCAAGTGCCTCCTGAATCTCCGAACGACGCTCCTCAATGGCGTCAGTCAGAGCCTCCGTTAGAAGGTCGATCGAGTCGAAGTGACGACCGTCGAACTCCTTGCGGATAGCCTCACGCGACTTGGCCGGAAGGTCCGAGGCAGCCTCAGTAAGGCTCTCGATGGTCTTCTGGCTGTCAGCCTCGTGCTTGTACTGGTCGATGGCGGCGGTGGCGATCTCTCGCGCCCGCTCCTCCACCATGTCCTTGATGGCCGCTTCGGTGAACTGAGCAACCTCAGGGGCGTCAGTCTCATCAGCATCAACATCTGAGGAGACAGAGGCCTCTTCCATTGTCTCAGTTACAGGCTCCGCGTCGTGCTGAGTGCGGAACTCGTTGAGCGGCCCTTCAAGGATATCCTTCACTAAGTCAGGGCGAGCCTCAACCAACTGCTCGACCGTCATCTCCTCTAGCATGTTAATGCGTTCCTCCAAATGAGCCTCGAGAAGGGCATCCACTTTACCGCCAGCACCACCAACTACAACCCAATCAACAGAAGTCGCCTTTTCGATAGACTCGACAAAGCGGGCCTGTTTCCCGTCGATCAACTTAGGTGTGGCGCGGCCAGCGGCATTGATTGACGCCTCGACCAGTTCAGGGTCAGAGGCAACCATTTCATAAAACCACGGGACCAACTTTGCACGACCTTTTAGAGTCTTAGACTCTTCGTCGTACCAAGTTTCCTTGACACGTCCAACAAGGTCGCGGACCGAACGAGGCAGACCACCCAGCATTCGGCGCTGTGACTCGGACAGGTGGTCAACGAACATCTTCACATTCGCAAACGTCTGCCGATCAGCCGCTTCGCGCAAAGCGCTAGGCGGATAATAATGGTTGTGGGCTTTGTTGCCCCAACCAGACTTGATGATTGTAAGAATTACTTCGCGCTTTGGGGAACCCTCTTCCGAGGCCTCCATCAAAACATCGCTAGTTATATCCTGTTTCATCACTTGAAAAGTAAAGCAACCATGTCGGACATTTCCAAGTCAAATACCGTGATATAAAGAAGCCCGGAAGTCTTTCGACGACCGGGCCTCTGAATTAAATACTATAAAACTGTCAACTACCAGTCTTACATCTCGCAGACACCACCAACACAATCCACCTGCTGCTTGTCCTCGATGGTGGGCAGATCCTCGTCGTTGTCATGCTTGCCGCTGTGATCCTTGATGACGACCTTCACACGGCTGTTCTTGCGAAGAATAGTAATGCCCTTTGCTCCACCCTCGTAGGCCGTGACAAGAGCCTCCTCAACCTGCTCCGGCGTGGTGGCCTCCGGAGCGTTGCAAGTCTTGGACACAGCCTGATCGGTGTGAGCCTGAATTGCCGTGAGGATATCGATATGCTGCTGGAGCGAGATCTCGTCTGTCGTGACGAAGTACTCACTGTCACGAAGTGGGTGCTTGTCGATAAACGGCTCGGTGCGACCAAGAATATACGACTCCTGCACACCGGCATAGATCGGCTCAATACCGAACGAGCACTTAGCAAGTCGCGAAATAGTGCCGGTAGGAGCCACAACCTGCACCACGATGTTGCGGCGCTCAGGAAGACCGGGCTGCCAGCCGGGATAAAACCCACGCTCCTGCCCCAACTTGGCCGACTCGTCCCACGACACCAACTGAACGAACTCCATCCACTCCTTGGCAAGGCGGATGGACTCTGGCGAGCCATAAATTACCTTGTTCAGAATAAACGCGTCGGCCAAGCCCATAATCCCGACGCCGATCTTGCGATACTTCTGGTGCTGGGCCTTGATCTGCGGAAGCGGGTAATCCTGCTTGTCCACGACATTATCAAGCATGCGAGTGAGGATGCGCACTGTGCGCTCGAGGCTTGCAAAGTCCATCTTGCCTTCGTACATGTGCTTGGCCAAGTTAACTGAACCAAGGACACACGCCTCGTTCGGAAGAAGCGGCACCTCGCCGCACGGGTTGGTTGCCTCGATCTTCTCGGGGTGCGGAGCCGCATTGTTGATGGAGTCTAGGAATAGCAGCCCCGGCTCACCATTAAGCCAAGCCCCGTAGACGATCTGCTCCCACAACTCCTTGCCACCATTGGTGCGGTCGTACTGCATAAACTTGTCGCTCATACCGACAGAAATATTGAAGTTGTAGATAGGCGACTTGTCGCTGTTGCCCTCAAACTCCTGATTCTTGCAGGTAATAAACTCCATGATGTCTGGGTGATCCACAGGAAGGACGCCCATGTTGGCACCCCAACGCACACCACCCTGCGACACCTGACCGATAACCTCAGAGTACAGACGAAGCCATCCGACGGGACCCAGCATAGCCGGACGCCCGTTGGACTGAATCAGCGAACCAGCGGGTCGAATGCGCCCAAACGAGAAGCCCGTGCCTCCACCAGTGGCATGGACTCGAGTGGCATTGTCGAGCGTGCGCATAATAGCCGCGTCACCCTCGTTGAGCGAATCGTCAACCGGAAGCACGAAACAAGCCGAACCCTGCTGCCGCGCTCGGCCCGCATTAGCAATCGCCGGGGTATTCGGTAGAGCCTTAAGTTCTGACATCATTTCGAACTGATCTTCGCGCTCTTTGTCGTTAGAAGACCAAGCACGAGCGGTGCGATCCCACACCTGACTCTCGTCCTGCTCACCATCATGCATGTAGCGCTGTTCTAGAATTGCAGTACGAGAGTCCAACTCGGCTCCTTTGTAATTATAAAAGACAGATGTGGTGACAGGGGTGCCATTGACACCCCGAAGATTAATTAACTAAAAGACTCTAAGCGGAGTCTTCAGCGGGGGCTTCTGGCGGCATTTCGCCCGCCCCCATCTCGGCCTGCATTACAGGGTAAAACAACTCGCTCTTGATCACTTCATACTGCTGACCTTGTTCGTCAACAACATCGTAGCGATCGCCCTGCGGTGGACTAACGATCGAAGCCCGAATCAAAGAGCCATCGTCGTCGTAAAAGTTAACTTCTTCACCGGGCTGATAGGCATACCGGTGGGTGTTAGGGGTAAACCGGGGGATATTAACAGGTCGTGCCAGCCCCATCTGTGGCTGGGCCTCAGGCGCTTGGTTGGGCTGCAACTCCGGCGCATTGGGGGCCTCTTGCATAGATGGGTCTTGCTCAGCCGGTACCTGAGACTGGTCTACAGGTTCGCCCGCTGCTTCAAGCAGCCGCCTGTAGTGTTCCCTCAGATTATCAGCATTCATACTTGCCATGCACTCACCATATCGTGACTACTTCTTTTTCGCGTCAGCGCGATCGCGGCGCTCTTCTCGGGCCTCGTTCGGAGTCTGACCAATCTTGATAAAGACCGGGGTCTTGTCAACCGTACGCCAGACACCCCGACCACCATCCGGACCACGAACAATACTTTCACCACGACGCGGCTTTAGCGGCATGTTGTTCTCATCGTCGGCTGCACTTAGTCCGGGACTGTTGACGTTGCCTTCAGGCTTTGGCAACTTACCAGCGGACTGACCGGCCACCATTGAAGCAGAAGCATCACTCAGGGGGCTGATCGACCCCTGTTGCGCTAAAGGGTCGACGGATAGTTCCCCCATTCCGCCGACCCCGGCCTTCGAATAAGCCTGCTTGACCACAGAATTGATCAACTCGTCAACACTTGCAAAGTCCTTCAAGGCCAGTCCAGCGGGTCCAGCCTGAAACAGACGTGCGCGGTCTTCCTTGCTCATAGGCTGCAACACTAAAAGCGACGCCAAAGAGCCGGGTCGAGCCACGGACCCATCATCATACCTGACCGACCCATCCTGATACACATGGACCGGGTACTTTACAAGCCCCGTGCGAGAGTCCTTAATAGACCCATCATCATAGACGATCGTGCCATTCTCCGGACGGGCGACTTCTCTCGGGTTCTTAGGACCCTTACCGCCGCTGCTTTTCTTACCGGGAGATCCGGCAGCAGCCTCAGCCTCACCTGCGTCACTGGCCTTCTTGTCTGCGTCGCTGATTCCTTTAAGCCATTCCTTCTTCTCTTCTTCAGTGGCGTTAGAAGGAAACTTGGGATCCGGCTTTACTTTGGCTTCAGACAACTGTGTCTGCATGAAATGCTTGGCCTTATGATTTTCAAGAGCCTCGTGCATCTCGTCACAGTCGCAGTCGCCCCACTCGCCACAGCCGGGGCACGCACTATCATAACCGCTTGAATCGTAATCGATGCCGAGATTCTCACACATCTGCTCAGCCATTTCACGACTTGGCGGGTATTCGACTTCTTGATCCCAATCCGTGTCGTAAATAATGATTTGAATATCGGCTTCGGTCATGCCTTCTTCGAGCATCATGCCACGAAGTTCGGCTTCCTTGCCGCGCCAGTAAGTCGTGCCCTTGATTTGGTCCTTGACCCACGCACACACGTTGTTGACTCGAGGACCAAAGCGCTTACGATTATCTTTTACGCAAGAGCGAAAGATGTGCGGCTTGGTTGAGTAATACTTAAGTAGCGAGCGAATAGGACCGTACTTTTCGGGGTCCTGTCCACCCATCGAGCCGCCTACATCTGGACCGGCCAACTATGCCTCCAACGACAATTCTTCGTACATGGCTATTGAACCATCCAGACCGGACACACGACTTGTACTAATTAAAGGTGATTGACCACGTTCCAACAGAAGTCCATGTGTACACGCGGTCTGTTCCAACTGTAGTGACCGAAGGACTTCCGGTAACTGTTGCAGTGGGGAAAATGCTTGGGTACCGAACCACGACGATGCCTGAGCCTCCGTAGCCCCCACGCTGCGCGGCTTCATTTGCGTTCGTACAACTTCCACCGCCGCCGCCACCCGTATTTGCAGTGGCGTTGGCACCGGTAGCAGTCCCGGCAGCGCCCGTGCCTCCGCCACCTTCTCCGCCTTTGCCCCCCACAGCGTTACCACCACCGCCACCACCGCCTGCGTACATAACCCAAGTTCCGGTAATGTCAGATGCGCGTCCGTCGCCGCCCGAACCTCCAACCCCTGCGGCGTTTGCCTGCACGTCGTAACCCGAACCACTAGCCCCTCCGCCCCCGGCTCCAACGCTTCCTGTGCCAGAGTCATAGGACTGGTCGTTCCCGCCACGGTAGCCCTGACCTGCTGTGCCAGCACCGCCGTCAAGGCCTTGTCCGTTCTCGCCAGCGCCTCCACCAGAGCCACCGGAACCGGCTTGGTTGCCCCACGTTCCACCACCACCGCCACCTGTGCAAATGATGGTGTCAAAGCGGCTCTGACCGCCCGCCGTGCCCGTGTAGAAACCAGTAGCAGCGTTTGCGCCGCCGCCACCGACAATCACTGTGTATGGAGTTCCGGCAGAAACAGGATGGCGCGTTCCAGTCAGACGGTTTGTCAACATTCCACCTGCGCCGCCGCCACCTGATGCGATGGACTGGCCCGCAGAACCGCCCGCCTGACCACCACCAGCAACGACAAGGTACTCAACGCTCAATGCCTGCGGCGCAATGGAGTTCCACCCAAGATTCGACACATACACACGCATCAAGTTCGTATCCGTTTCCCAGATCAACTGACCGGGGAACGGAGCAGAGGGCCGCGTGCTGCTGGTGCAGATGATCGTGCCGGTGGTGACGGCGGGCCACTGGGTTGCGGTGACGATCTTGCTGACTCGGAGGAAGATCGGTGCATTGTTTGTTCCGGTTGCCTGCATCTGCGGGCTAGAAGGGCCATACGCTTTGACGCTAAATGTGTGCGAACCGGCAGGCGGTGTCGTCCTGTATGAAGCGTAAATGGGCGGGTAGGCAGAGCCTGATGACGAGGGGTTATGCACGACCGACCACTGGCGGTGGACCTCTGCGCCATCCCTGTAGAGAGAAACAGATATTTGGCCCGAGGCGGGGAGGACTGTCTGCCCGCACCAGAACTCAACGAGTACCGGCGACCCGTCACACACGACAGTAAGCGGAGCGATAACTTCGGTGCCTGATCCCGCCGTGTTGCTGCTGATCGTTAGGTTGCTCGTAATCTGCGAGTACCCCAACTCCACCAGCCCGCCGCTCGCGGTGATGACCTGTGTATCGGTGAGGGTGGTCATCAGGCGCTCACTCGGATCGGGGTTACACGCATAAACCTTTGACCGAAGATCATCCCGGCACCGGCTGGCGACTTGTACCTAGCGACCAGAGCCGTTGATGCGGCTATGCCGGTCTTACGGCTTGGCTTGCTGTTTGTGTGGTTGTAGCCGGGTCCGCGAGTCTGCATCCAAACAGCGTCGTCGTCTGATGCTGCGGTTGCGCCAACGAGGAACGACATCGCGGCGGGGATATCGTTTCCCGCCCCGCTGTTGAAGTTGCACCCGATCAGCACGTCGTAGTCACCCGCGACAGGCACGGTGATCTGAGGGCCAGCCGTCGTAAGTGCGACGTAACTGGAACTAGCCGTAGACTCCCCGGCAGCGATTGTATTGAGTAACGGCGCACCCCCCACGAACTTCCACGGGTACGTCCCGCTCGCGTCGTACTGAAGGTTCCAGGCAACGCCGTTCGTCGCATCAGCGATGTACGTCACAACATCACCGAACTGCGGGTTACTCGGCAGCGCCGTGACAATCGGGGGCGTGGAGCCGTAGGCAAGGCCCGAGCGCGGGGCGTCGGCAACGGCCCTGATGATGTAGTTCGTGACGAGAAACGGGGGCATGTTCTCGCCGGAACCTTTCCCTGTGCGGGAATGGTCGGTTGTTGAGTTAGATAGCCCGTCAACACCCGGAGCGTTCCATCCTTGCAGAGGCGATCCGCCCGCGTTATACAACGTCGCTAGGTTCTGCCCCGGCGAAATGTGGGTATGCGATTGCAACCGCTCGTCGCCGCCGAACGCCCCTCGCGTCCTTGCGGTAAGCGCGGTGCCGCCACTGATCGCACCGCTGCCGCTGCCGCCATTCTGCGCTCCGGTACCCGCGCCCATCGGCACACGCCCGCGAAGGTCCGGCACGTTGAAGTTCGCGCCCGATCCGCCGTAGGTGTAGCCCAGTATCGAATACAACTCGGGGTACACGGAGGTCGAGTACGAGGTTCCGTCACACAGCAGCCAGCCGGTCGGGGCCGACGCCCCGGCATACGCCTGTAGCGAACCAACCGGGTTCGGGGATACCGCGTTGACGAACTGTGCGCCCAGCAGCGCCATCTAGTCGGACTCCGTGAAGATCGCCACGGTCTGCGTGCCGCTCGCGGCCTTTGCGTGGACCGCAGCGGTGGGGGACTTGTCAATAGTGAGCGCCTGACCGGGGGCAAGGCGGATGCCCTGATTGTCGGTGACGCCGGAAGCGCCAATCCAGACGTAATCGGAGCCGAGATTCGTCAGCACGATAGTGCGGCGCGTTGCCGACGCAGCCACGATCTGACCAGATGTCGTGGTCACAGAGGCGCTGGTGCTGCCGATAGTGGTACCGCGCTCAACAGTCTTGACTGTGTTGACAACGACGCCCATTATTCAGGAACCTCCGGTGGCTGTGGTGGGATAACCTCAACCCACGAAAGGCTGCCCTCGTCCCACCTCCAATTGCCCTCGTCGGGCATCGGAACGGGCGGCTGCCAATCGTGGTTCTCGTCCAGTGACCACGACGGGTACGGCTGCGGCGCAACAAACACATCGGCCTGCTCGTCGTAGGTGAACCCGATGCCCGCGAACTGCTTGCGGAAGTTGTGGTTGTACGAGGTCTGCACCCACCGACCGCCCAAGTTCTCAACAAGCCAACCGTAGCCCTCGTCAGGCTCGTCGTTGCTTCCGACCGTAACGCGCAGGACGACGTTGTTCTCGTCCAGTTCGGCCCAATGCGCCATCAGCCACCCACCTGTGCGCGGGTGTACCTGACGACGACGATGCCAGATCCGCCTGCACCGGCAACGGTAGAAGCATACCCGGCTTTGGCGTTTCCTCCGTTGCCTCGGTTTGCTGTTCCATTTGTACCCGTGCTATTTCCACCTGCTCCACCTGCGGCGTAAGTGGTCCCGTTTAGCCACGTTGCCCCGGCACCTCCACTTATCGCAACAAAGTTGCCGTCAGTAGAAGATGCCCCCACGCCGCCTGCGCCGCCGCCGCCGCCACCCATCCCGGCGGTCCTCCCGGGGCCGGGTGGATCATCGTAGTAGTTGCCCCCACCCGCGTAACCCTCAACAGGCGAGTAGCCACCAGCGTTTCCAGAACCACCGGTTGCGGCGCTATAATAGTCGTAACCTCCACCACCGGAGCCTCCTGACGACCCATTGCCAAATCCCGCCTCAAAACCAGCGCCCTTTCCGCCTCCGCTTGCGCTAGTAGCGCCTATGCTCGTTGTGCTTCCGTTGGTCTGAAAAGTAGAGGGTGACTGACGAGCAGCCGCCCCCCCGGCACCGACAACAACTGCGAAAGAACCCGGTGCCAGCGTTTGCGATGTAAGGGATCGGTACCCACCGGCCCCGCCGCCGCCGCCCAGATCAATCGCCCCGCCACCGCCACCAGCGACAACCAGCAAGTCGGCAGTCAGCGGCGCGGCGCTCACGGTCAGCGTGCCGTTCGCGGTGAACGTGTGGTAGTAGTAGGTGGCGTCGCTGGTGGGCGTGCCGCCAGTGACAATTGGCAGTGCAGCCCCGCTGGCGGCTACTGAACCAAGAAGTACGCTCATGCCTTGACGTTCCCGAACATGACCCACTCATCGCTAGCCATTTTCATCACCGTGGCAATCGCATACTGAGCGTTGGTCTTGAACTTTGACCCATCGCCGCGAAGCGTGACACCAGACCCCGGCGCGACCGTCACAGTCCCAGCGCCCCACTGCATAAGGGTGATAACTGACCCGATTGGGAAGGCAACTGACGAGTTGGGCGGAATCGTCGCAGTGATAGCCGACCCGTTCGTGAACTGGACGGTCTTGCTGTATGCGTCAGCAAGGACGAATGTGTACGACGTTCCAGACTGCGAGTTGAGTTCCTGCTGCGCTGCATTGGCCCACTTGACGCCGGTACTCTCGGCAGAGTCGGCAACGAGCGAGAATCTGTTTGCCCCAATTGGGAGGCGCGAAACAGTGTTGTCTGCGGTAGCGACAACGATGTCGCCCTTTGCGTCGTAGATGCTTTCCGTGACGCTTGGGGTACTCGCAGTAATCCGGTTGACATAACCGCCGATGTTCAGGACGTTCGTCGTACCGGCAAAAGCACGGATAACTGCGCCGTCCTGAAGCACCAACTTGGTCACCACATCAACCAGACCAACTTGGCCGGGAATCACGAAGTCAACCTCGTGAGCCGTACCCGTGCTGCCGTACTCAATAGAAAGCAGCACATCGCTAGTGCTGGTGTTTACGGCGAAGAGGTTGACCTCATCAATGTCCGTGAAACCGGCAACCGCCGTGTGGATCGTTGTTCCCGGCGACGACGTAGCGGAGACAGCAATCAAGCGCCCTGCCGTGGACCCCGAGAGAATCCTCTTGCTGATTGATGCCACTAGCCGTATACCTCGCTCGTCAACTTGACGTACAGGGCAATCTCATCGTCTGACAGTTTGGCAGTCGTTACGCTACCATCAGAAAGCCCACCCACAGAGTCCTGCCATGAAGCCGTACCGTTTGCATCTGACGTCAACACCTTACCCTCACCGGGAGTACCCCCGGTGATGGTAAGGGCTATCGTGGTGACGCCTTTAAGGAATCGCATTAGCCGATGACGACCACGCGGTACTGGTTAGTCGTAGGCGCAACTGCGAACTGCAAAGTCACGACGCTCGTGCTGGTGTGTTCAACATCCGGCATAACCTGTGAGTAGGGCGATGCAGTTTCGTAAACCTGAACGATCACATCCTTGGTGTTCAGGCTGTGAGTAACCGCAATGGCTGTGTCAGAGTTGTTCCCGACATTGGCCTCGTACCGGGTCATAAACCCAAGATTGGTCTTTGCCCCGGCAGCGTTGGACGCGCCGGTTCCTCCGTCGGCCACGGCAATGTCGGTGCCGTTCCACGTTCCCGAGTTGATAATGCCAACAGTCGTGATCGTGTTCTGACCAGCGTAAGTGCTAGCAATGTCAATCGCATCTGCGCTGACACTGATGCGGTCGGCAGTACCAGCGGCGTTGATTGTATTGCCGGTCTTGGTTAGACCATCGCCAGCAACAATCTGTCCTGCGCCCGAAAACTGCACGAAGTTCAGGCTTGTGGTGCCTAGAGTGATCGAACCGTTGTTACCAAGCGTCCAACCCGAGTCGGCATTTGTCGTGCCTTCCTCGACAAACGTGAAGAGGTTGGGCGTGACCTCAGCGTTGGAGTCCGCGTCAGATGCACGGCTCCATGACGACGCCGACGCAACGTAGATGCCGTTGTCCTCACCCGCCGTCTGATTCTTGACCAACACGCGATCGCCAGCAACGACACTCACGCCGTCAATCGTCTGTGCGCCTGAGAGAGTGATGTTGGCTGTAGTCGCGGCGCGAACCGATGCCTTGACATCAAGGCCAGACGCGATTCCGTCAACATAAGCCTTAGTGGCTACGTCCTGCGGGTCGCTCGGATCGCCAGCGCGAAAACGCTTGTTAGAGTCGCGCTTGACCAGCGTGCTCGCTGTATCGTTCGACGTTGCGCCGTCAATAAGCGTCTTGTCGGCAGCGGACATCGAACCAGCAGCAGACGTGGTGGCCGCATCAATACTGATGGTCGGTGTCAGGCCCCCGCTGCTCTGAATCGGAGCGGTTGCACCAACAGACGACACCCAGTCATCGTCAAGGCGAACCCAGACCGCTGGAGGACCAAGCGCCTGACACACGCGCAGGTACCCCAGAACAGTATCGTAATAGATCTGCCCAACCACGGGGCTACTCGGAACCGTCGCGAGGTTCTGAATGACCACATTCTGAATCTCGTTCCTAGTAAGATCAAGATCATTAAGAACCTTCACGAAATCTCCTCATTCAATTCAAATAGGCTTTGCCAGCAAATGAACCAGAAAAAGATATCACAATCTGGAATTCAGATGCGTATAAAATATTTCCAATTACAACATTTCCGGCAGAATCAACAACTGTCGTCGACGGATGCCGATTAAGATTGTGATTGATCGTCCATACCGCGCTAGCGCTCGCCTGATTGTGAATATAAGTTGCTGGGGAGGGTCCTGCCGGTCCTTGCTCGGCAACCGATATTACACTAACTACTTCATCCTGAGCAGCAACTTCGACAACCTGAATTTCGTTGTCTGAAACGACAACTGTCTTCGGGACATCTACAGTTACAATATCAGTACTCACCGAGTAACCTCGGGACTAACAACAAATTGGCCTTGCAACAGACGGACCACATCTTGGTTGGCCATGACCACTTCCAAGTCATAAACCTTCGGCCCATCACTAAGAGCCGCAGTGGTCGTGGCCGAAATCACAATCGTGATAACGCCTGTAGTTGGAGCGATAGTGATCGCCGGACTTGCACCAGTCGACAGCAAACTTAAAACAGTGGACGTGGCTTCGTGCGTGTTCCGCACTTGCATGCGGGCGGTACTACCTGTGAGATTAATAGCAGTGCCGTTTTCGTCAGTCCAAGTAATAGACCGTCGAAACGTAGCGCCTTTCTCACATGTAAAGTTATGAATTCCGGCAGTCAGGCTGGGCCTCCACCATCATTGCCAACTAGTAACTAGTGAAATACAGTAAACCACCAAAACCGGACATACGAGAGGGGGCCGAAGCCCCCTCTCAAAACCCACAAGCATATTTTAGACGGTTAGTTCTTGCTGCCGCTGGTCGATGTGGACAGGCTCGCTTCCCATCTTGTACATTACAAAGTCGATAAGTGTCGCCGCGTTGAAAGTTAGGTCTTTGCGATCAATCTTTGAAATAATCTCTCGCAGAGCATCAACCTCGTGTCCGCGCAAAGTAAGTCTCTCGGCGTACTTTTTTGTTTCGTGATGCTCCGGCAGATACTCATACATCTCTGTACGTACTTGTGGAAAATCTTCGGTAGTCGTGAGAAGGTCGAAGACATCCTTAGCGTAGTTCGTAGCCAATTGATTTGAATCAGCGCCCTCAGGAACAAAAGCATCGATCACTTCTACCAGTCCCTCAACGCCCTGCCCACGGAAAGTCAACTTTTCTGCGAATACTCGGTCGGCTTGTCCACCGGGTAGGTAAGTTGGCATTTCGCTCCTAGTCGTCGTCGTATTCTTCGAATTCTAATTCTATAGCAATATATCTTCTAATGAAGCACTCATCAAAAGAGAATTTGCACCAAAAACGTTCACAAGACCAATGAAGATCTTCGTCGTGTTCTGACCTGTCTGCTCTGAGGTTATAAATACCTCTCAAATCAAACGGACGAACCGGACGCGGGTTAGGCTGTGACACCGTAACCGTCACAATTACTACAGATTACCGGCAAGTAACCAACCGTCTTGCCCTCAACCCTGACTGCTTCGTAAATTGCTTTTTGACCCCAGCACCAAGCACACAACTCGGTTCTAAGGACCTGACTGGGCTTGACCGGATCGCCCAGATTCTTGTTGTACTTCTCTCTTTTAGACGCTCGCCATTCGACCCAGAGCGGTGGTCTGGTCGGTACCATGACACCTACTTAATTCGAATACAAAGCGGAGGTATATTCAATCATGTAGATCGGGTACTTGAACCTTATGTCCAAATTCCTTCTTCCAAGCCTGAAAAGTATTGTGAGCGTCACTTTTTGGAACAAAAGCGTGAGGCTTGAACACCGAACTGTCGTTAGACAGAACACGATTTGCCCACTTTACCTGCGATTTAGTGTACTTAGACTCGTTGGCCTTAATTACCTTGGCTTCAGCAACGATGTGGTCGCGCCTGATGTCTGAGTCTATATGCAACTTGATCTTGTTCCATATCTGCTGATGCTCAGGCGAACAAGTATACTTTGCGCGTGGACGGTAAATAGGATCACCACAAATTCGACAAACACCCTTGGGCCGTTTGCGCTCGTTCTCGCGCTCTTGTTCCTTAGCAGCACGCTGGAGGATTTTCGCCTCTTCACGCCCAGCAGCAATCTTGGCTGTAAAGGTTGGGTCCCGATTTTCAAACAACTGCCTGACCCGCTCATGAGATATACCGAACTTCTGGGCTACCTGTCGTAGCGTAGCGCCGTCTGCGTACATATCCATCATTTGCTTTACGCGATCTGGGTCAGACATCGGCCTCCGCTAATTACTATTAGCGATTAGTGTGTGGTAATGGATACTCGCAAAGTCCTTGGCAGCCATTTCCTTCTTCTCACCCTTAACGGTGTAGGTGGTGTTGCCATACGTACCATGCTTTTCAACAAGACCGGCATTCATAAGATCAGCGACAGCAGACGAAATCTGCTCCTTGCGCAGGCCGGTTCTTGAAGAAATTGCGGAAACACCTCCCGGCAAAGCATCATATACAGCCTTCTTGGTCATTCCCGGCGAATTCCTAGGGGAGTTGCGCGTCGCCTTGGCACCATTAGAGGAGCGATTGATTGTGACCTTCTGAGCAACACGCTCTACAACGCGGTTATCTTCTTGGGAGTTAAGTCCAAGAATGGCGCTAAGGGGGTCGGGATTCGCTATCCCGGCCTTCTTGTTGGCAGCGATCGCCTCAACAAGACGTGCACGCATTTCAGCGACTAGAAGAGTGGCTTCGTGGTAATCCGCCACAGAATCCATGTACTCCTGAATTGCATTAAGTTGAAGTTCAGTCTGCTTAGTCAATTTGGTCCCTTTATTTTGGGTAGGGTAGGATCTATCTATACACCAGTATAGTACGCCGAGTTTGACATGTCAAGTATCTACGGATACCTGATAATCAATGATTGTGCGTACTGCCTGCGGAGATAACTTGCATGCGCCAGAAATGCTTAGCACAGACATGCCACAATTGGCTGCTTCGCGGATGTACTGTCGGCGTAAATCGTCGAGAGAGGTGAGAGTGTCCAGCGTCCTCCACGGCTCTAGGCCCATCTCAATCAACTCGTCGGCGTAGTTGAAGCACTCATCTATGTCTGTGGTCAGGGTATTAATGAGTGCTAGCAGACTCATTTGATACTGCCCCATGCGCGTAATTGCAAAAGAACAGTCCCCATTCGATGACATTCAGGAGTGTCTAGAGACTCACCCTTTGCTGCACCGTTTACGACTTCGTTTAGTCTCTGCGCAACATACTGAATGACCTGAACGTTTTTTGCGTCATGCTCAGCCATCCTGTCTTGCCTGTAGACAGCGTTTTGAGCGTTCCTAAGTTCCTTACGACAAGGCGTGCAATACTTCGCCTTGTATGAGTACGAGTCACTTGTACATCCGGGGTTTTGACATCTTCCCGGATTGGCAATTCTGTGTTCACGTCTGCGCTGGCGGTACTCGCGCCCGTACTGCACCCTCATTTCGTGAAGGTGCTTCTCGCACCACTTGGTGGCAAGTAGTTCATTGCGCTTGGGCTGGTCGCAGTCCGGATGTTCGCAAGTGGGGGTGTAATTTTCTCGCGCCTTTTCGGCCCGAATAGCATTCCATCTGCGTGTCTTTTCCTTCAGGTGCTTCTCGTGGCATTCGACACAGCGCTTAGAGCGAATGCCTCTGGCTGGCACCTTCTGACAGTCAGCACAGATGCGAATTCTGGATTTAGTTTTTGTCTCTGTAGGCATAAAGGTAGATAAGGTAGATAGCAAGTCCAATGAAGGCGAGCGCCGTCACGGCTCCTATCGGGTCCCATCCCTTCACAGCACCATCTCCTCCACCCGTTCCTCGACAGTCCGACCCTCAGTGAAGCGGAAGTACTCGGGCACCATCTTCACGAGAGTGCCGTCATTGCCAATGGTGAGGGTAAGAATGTGGAAGCCAACGGCAGGTGAAAGACCTAGCCGGGTAAGAAATGGTGATTGCCACTCAAAACACGCAGGAAATAGGACCTGAACGCCGCGTGCTTCAAAAGCCCCACGGACATGCCAATGTCCGACAGCCAGCAATGCGGGCATACGCTCTGCCCTGTAGCCGTCAGCGAGTTTCTGGGCCTTATAAGAGTAGGAATAAGACATTCCACCCTTGCCGTGGAGAAGGTGGATCCAGCAAGGATTGTCCTCGTCGGGTCCGTAATTGATCCACGCGCTGTAGTCACCAAGGAACTCAATGTCATCACGCTGGTTCGCCAATGCCACGACGGGGTTGGCCCCAATCCGGCCAAAACCACCTTCGATGTCGTGGTTGCCGGAGATTCCACGAGTGACGATCCCATCGCGCTGAGGGTAGTGTTCGACAAGGTATTCCACCTGAGACTCGAAGGTGTGGTTCTTGATCTCGGACACCTGACCACGGAAGATGTCCACGCCACAAGTCCAGTCGCCAGCGTGCAAGACTTCGGTGATTCCACGGTCCTTGAAGATGTCGTAGGCTAGGTGCAGTTCCGACAGAGCCTCTTCGTTGGAGGAAAGGTGGGTGTCGGAAACGATGCCAATTGTGATTTCGTTGCCCTCGAGCAGAGAACGGTGAAGGTTCGTCCGGTTGGGAAGGACCTTCTGGATATGCACCTGCTCGTCGGAGTCCGGAATGCGGTAGCCCCTGCGCCGGAGATCCTCTAGGGAAGTCCGGACCCTCTTGGGAGACACATCTAGTTCATCCGCAATTTCGGAGATGGTGTGCCTACGGTCCCCGGTGGTCTTCTGCAGAAGGTCGTGTACCTTCTGGGCTACGTCATCTAGTTCCAAGGCTGGAGCATTCTTCGGAGAGTCGAAGTCGTTTGCGAGTGAATTCTGGCGCTTGCTCAACTTAATGCCAAACTTCGCACACCACGACGTTAGCGTTGTTGCGTGTACAGGAACGCCAGCGGCGGTTGACGCCTGCGCGGCCTGCTTGCAGTTGCCGTGGGTACGGATTGCTTCAATTAGGAGGTCCTTATCGGTCCACCAATTCTGGTCTGCCATAACTCCTGCTCGGTTGGACTACAGGGGTTTTCCTAGAAGACAGAAAAGCATCTGATTCGGTCTTTTAGTACGTCGCGCACACGCGCATAGTTACTAACACCTATCTCTTTTCCTTCTCTTTTCTTTAGGTAAGGCCCCAGCCAGACCGGCTGCTATATCTGCGCCGAGCGCTTATCGTTATAGATGTCTTCTGTCAGGTGTTGGTTTTTTATATAATATTGACGAATGTGAGCCGTGGGTGATAAATCAGGGGTCGCGGCTGGTCCCCCTGTCGGTCCACTAGTTGGTCCATTCGGGTCCGTCTGGTGGTCCACTCAGATAGCCCACTTGACGCTCTGTGGTGTGTGTGGTAAAAGTCTCATGTGCATGAGGCGACGCGTCGAGAGAGGCATGTGTCTCCGGTGGCGGGGGGGTGGGGGAGGGGCGGTCGATATGTATACGTATCGGAGGCAGGGTGCGCATACTGCGTATATCCCAGCAGCGAGTCAGCCAGCATACCTACCCCATCTATACATGCCGCACTCAGACCAGATGCGACGAGCGAGAGGGAGAGCAACGAGAGAGACGAGAGGGACGAACACAGAGGACACACCAGAGGGGATATACCCCATACCCCACACGCTCCACCTCGAGGGATACCCCACCCCGACGTCCGGCGACAGGGGGAGGGTATGCCCCGAGACTGGCCCTCGAGGTATATCCCCGAGGAGTCCGGCGAGGGCACCCCCACGGAGATATACCCCTCGAGACTCGCCTCCGGAGATATACCCCTCCGGAGATATACCCCTCCGGAGACTGGTCCCCGAGACTGGTCCTCGGATACTGGTCCCAGACCCGCCCCCCGGCACCGCCCCCACCCGGCACCGGCACCGCCCCCCGCCACCGTCCCCGGCACCGGCACCGGACAACCCTCCTCGGACTGGCCCCCCGCCGAGGTTGCCGCCCCGTCCCCGGCGTGGTACGATACCGCCATACTCAACGAACCCGCCCGTCCGATAGGAACACCACATGCAGACCCTCGCCTACCTGCTCCTAGCCGTCGCCCTGCTGGCCATGTCCATGTCATCGTGGACCGCCGCCGCAGTGTCGCTGGTGCTGGGCATCGTGGTCTGGGTCTGGGACGGGCCGAGCCGGAGGTCCAACCCATGATGTGGCTGATACTAGGTGCCGTGCTGCTGGTCTGGCTGATCGCTAAGTGGTCGGTGCTGGCCATCTGGTACATGGGCGTCGGCATCGTCCTGCTGGGCGTCGCCACGTTCCGTCTGATCACCAACCGCTGGCCGGTCTGACCACCGTGCCCGCCCGCCTGTGTAGCCCAACTGGCAGAGGCAACGGACTCAAAACCCGTTCAGTGTGGGTTCGACTCCCACCACAGGCATAACCGTGGCGACTCTCGCCATCCCGCGCCGTCCGACCGTCCTGACCCACGCCATGCGGGTCGCCGGACGGTCCGAACTCAAGCGGTTCCACACCGGGGCCGCGCTGCTGGACCGTCACGGTCGGCTGGTGTCCACCGGCTGGTCCCATCGGTGTGAACCGCGTCTGGTCCGGTACCGGTCCATGCACGCCGAACACCATGCCCTCCGCCGCGCCGGTCGGTCCGTGTCCGGTGGGGTCGCCGCCGTGGCCACCATATCCGCCCGTGGCAACTGGACCATGAGCCTACCGTGCGACGAGTGCCGGTCGATACTGGAACAGGCAGGCATCGTAACCGTGTACTATACGACCCCCGAGGGATGGGATGTCATCGAACTCTGAGTACGACTACCGCCGCGACTGGCCCGAGGCCGAGCGGCATCAGTGGACCGGCGTGATGGGCGCGATCTACCATAACCCGACGACCGGCGTGGTCCGTGTCTGCATGAGCGGTGAGTGGCCCGATACCGCCATCGTGACACAGGACGCCTACGTGGTGCAGCGAACCGTCAGCGGGCGGCTCATGCAGTTCGACGTCCACGGCCTGTACTGGGACTGACCGTGCGACCCATAGATATCCGCGCCCGTCTGGACCAACTCCACCGTGAGTGGAACGCTCTCGGCGTCATCGGTCAGGACCGCCACGGTGCCGAGTACGCCCAGCGGTACTCGTCGCTGGCCGAGGAGGCCATACGGGAGGCCGAGCGGTGGTTCGGCGTGGCGTTCGACCGGTTCGACCAGTCACAGTAGTCCGACCGGTGTTGTACCATCGGGACCTCGACCGGTCAAGAGGAGGAACCATGAACATAGACGCTCGCTGCATGAGCGGCGACGCACAGCGGGACGTCCGCTGTGAGTGCATCGACTGCCGTAGGGTCGTCGCTGTGGCCCTGACGCCGGGGCACCCATCCGTGCCCGGTGCCGTGTGCCCGATCTGCGACGGCCCCGCCCTGCCACCGTGCCCATGTGGTGGCCAACTCGTAACGGAGGGGACCCTCTGGTGATCCACCGCAACGCCATACTGGCCCTCAGGTCCGATCTGGACAGCGGGCACATCGTCGCCATCCAACTGGTCGACGGTTCATCCGTGCAGATCGATAGCATCGTCGGAGTGCAGGACGAGTCCCATGCCATCGTCATGGGCCACGGGGTCCGCCTGCTGCTCCCCCTCGACCAGATCGTAGCCGTCGCCGTGTCGAACACCGACGGCGACAGCACGGAGCCACTATACGACTAAACGCCGGGGCGCGATAGTACAGGTGCCGGTGATGCTGCTCTCCGGTGTTGCTGTCAGTGAAGGTGGCAGGGTCCAGCCGGTCAGCCCGGTGGAGGACCAGACGCCGGATGTGCTGGGTTGGCACGGGCGGGCGTCGAAGCGGCGGGGATAGCGGCCCCGTCCTCCCTGCCCCGTCCTCCTCAGGTTTCGCTGGCCGTTGGGGGCCACGCGGAGCAGGTGCCGTAAGGTGACCCGGCATAAGCCGGTAGTCGGGCCGGGGCGCTCCCAACAGCCCCGGCTCACCTGTATCCGACAACGGTTACGTGCGCCACACGCTGTAGAGGTTGACGCGTGGCCGGCGCTCTGGTAAAATCTCCTCTTCAGCGGCAACTACCACGAGGAGAACGCCGTGAGCGACGAGTACATCGTCGAGGGATCAGTGCCCGCGTATCTATGGACGCATCGCCTAGAGGACGGTGCACGCAGGGAGATGCATCCTGAGCGTTTCATCATGCTGCTGGCGGTGTCTGCAGCAGAGCGTGAGGCGGTGCAGGCAGAGGCGCTGAGGCTGATGTTCCGTCACGGCGGCAGTTATGTGGAGACACTGCGCGGTGTTGTGCACCGACATATCCACCCCGACAACGACAAACATAGGGGAGAGTGATGGACCCGTTTACATCGTTCGTGTACTGGACGCACACGTGGGACTGGTGGCACTGGTCGCCCGTTTGGGTGGCGGTGGTGGCCGTCATGGTGTGGATCTGGAAGGAGGGATGATGGAACGCACACCGGAGGAAGTTGCAGCGCTGACCGTTGAGGCCAACCGCCGATGGCGGGAGGCGCGGGAGGCAGACAGTCGCAAGTACGGCGGCTGCGAGCAGTGCCTCGATCTGGCAGGGCCGACTCACGGAGGCTCGAGTTTCTGCCAGTCGGGGTCTATCGCAAGTGGTGGGCACAGGGCACACTGCACTTGCGACTGGTGCTTCTAGGCAGGGCAGTACAGGGCGGGGTAGGCGCAGGTGACGGGTTCGAATCCCGTCCCGTCCTCTTACACTCTAATCCAAGGAGGGGGTGAGACATGATGGATGATGAGTTCGATGACTCCGACGACCCCGACTACTTCGATGCCCTTCTCGAGCAGTTCTACGAGGAGGAAATGGGGGGTTCAGTAAGCGTCTACGACTTGCTGAACGATCCCGCGTTCCTTCGCGGTCAGTTGCCTTGGCCGCAGTTCGTTGGTGTCTAGAATGACCTGACCTGAGCATGTCGTTAAACTGCTCCTGTGCGTCCCCGAACCAAGAAAGGGGGTGAGATATGTTGGATCACATCGAGCGCAACTGGGTTCAGTACCTCGTTGCGTTTATCGTGGTGGTTTGCATCAGCGTTTGGGCGATTGCGTTCACGCAGTGGCTCACGCTGCCGCAGTGCACCACGATCGCTGAGTACGGCGGTAGCAACTGGCGGAACCTGAAGGAGGGTGCCGCTACGTATGAGCGCGTCGGCAACGCGATCGTCGACTGCAAGGTGGGCAGGTACCTGCCGTAGCAGTCGCCCGTCCTGAGCATGACGTTAAACTGCTCGCCCATCCCGACTGTCGTGAGACAGCCATCCATCCCCAACACCCCGAAAGGAGGTGAAATATGAAGACCATCCGCGCCATCCTGTGGTTCGTCCGCAGGCTGCCTCGGTACTGGGCTGACGCCCGGTGCGCCGAGATGGAGGCCCGGTGGGACAGGTTCGCAGAGCGCTGCCTGACCCCCGAGCAGCGGTCTGCGTCGCAGGCTTGGGTCGACGAGGAGGAGATCCTCCTCGAGATCCTCGACGGCGACGACATGGACTAGGACCTCCGGAGTCTGACCCACTTGGCAACAGAACGGGTCGTAGGCACGGCTGCTGGCGCAGGCGGTTGCCGGGTTCAATCCCCGGCGTGCCTTTTCTGTTCCCTAGTAGGAGAGGAGGTGAAATATGAGCGACTGGTTTCGTCCTAAGGCGTCCCCCCTTGGCATTGCCGAGGGTGGCGCCTACATGGGCCAGATCTGGTTCGACAACGGCTACGCCGCGTCGATCCGTCTGGAGCCGACCGACTGGACCAAGGGCGTGCCTCTTTACGAGGTCGGCCTGATCCTCGGTACGCCGGAGTCGTGGGGCCTGCTCGACGCGAGCGACGCGTTGGACTGCGACCGCGAGGTTATCCGGTACGCCACGGGCGCTTACCTGCTGGATGTCCTTCAGCAGATCCGCAGCCTGTAGTCGGACACGGAGTTTGGCCCACTTGGCAACAGGACGGGCAAGTAGCCGGTAGGGGTAGCGTCCCTTGCTGTCCGGTTGCGACCGTGAGTGTGACTGTCGTGAGACAGCCATCCAACCCCTATCACGGGAGGAGGTGATATATGGACGTGTACATCGTGCTGCGGCACGCTGACGACGTTCTCCTTGGGTCTATCTTCAGGTCTTTGGAGGAGGCGATGGCGTGGTGCGCCGATTGCTCCAACGGGGTTCGCCTCGTCTGGAAGTCGTCCCCCGGTTGCGGTCTGCAGTCTTGGACCAGCAGCGCTGACGGGTTCGGCTGGGTGATTGAGAGCAGGTTTCTCAACGCCTAGAGCGGAGTCTGGCCCACTTGGCAACAGAACGGGCAAGTGACTGGTGGGGGTAGCGCCCCTGCGTTCCAGTTGCGACTGTGAGTGTGACCGTCGTGATGACTGGCCACCAAACCCCTAGTAGGAAAGGAGGTGATATATGGACGTTTGGGTTGTTACGTGTAACACGGAGGATGGCAAGGACCTTGTTTGTGGGGTCCATGCTGACCTCGATCACGCGAAGGCGTGGTGCCAGATCGCCACGGCAGTGGATATCGACTGGCACAAGGCCCTCACCGACTCGGCGGGTTACACCGGTGACATGGGTGGTTACGCAATCAGGAGCCAGAACCTCGGTGACGACGGTTACTACTGGTGGACTGTGCATAGCCGCCGTGTTGTTCGCTCTTGATCGGAGTCTAGCCCCGCTTGGCAACAGAAAGGGGCTTACACCCTCCTCAGTGCGAGGGGAGGGAGGCGTAGAAAGGCTGCGCCAACACGCAGTTTGTCTAGCAGAAGAGGAGGTGATTTGTGAGGAAGCACCCGATTTGGTCGCTGACGGACGACGACTGGGAGAATTACGACCGGTATGCCTGTCCGTGCTGCTCTTGGTACGACGCGGACGATGAGTTCGAGCGTTCCAAGTACGTGCCGGAGGAGTTTCACTGGTGGTCTTTTGTGGCCTTCGGTGACGAGGACGAGTTCCGAGAGGACACTCCCTCCTTGGACGGGTCGTCCCGTGGCACTACTGCGTTCGCCGTCAGGCGGCGCAAGTAGTGCCGCTGCACCCTCCCCTTCGGGGGAGGGAGGCGTAGAAAGGCTGCGCCAAATAAGCAAGGCAGCCCTGAATGTGAAAGGGGGTGAAATATGGACGTGTACACGATTTCCCTCGTTGAGCGGGGGGGTGAGGATCGGGTGATCCGTATCCAGCCGGACCTGTCTTCCGCGAAGGCGTGGTGCTGCGACCACGGGAGGACTCCTCTCCAGTGGACTGAGCAGATCCGCAACGATGTGTGGAGGAGTGCGGAGTTCTCGTACTGGAAGTGGTGGATGGCTGGCGAGGGTACTCCCGGACGCACGCTGCAGTACGTCATCTGCCGCTGGACGGTGGGTGAGGAGGAGTAGTGCCGCCCAAGCCCTCCCCCTGCAGGTAGAGGGGGAGGGAGGTGTGGAAAGGCCACACCGCCTTTCATAACAGGGTAAACAACGAAAGGAATCCCTGTGTCGAACGCTACCGCCTCGATTGACGAGGCAGAGAACGCTTTCCTTCACGACGGCGAGGAGTCGCTCGTCGCACACTTCTACTGGATCGCCGTGGTGCAGCCGATTCAGCGGGACGTGGAGGACGCGATGTACTGGTACGAGCAGCCCAAGGAGGCCCGCAAGTCGTGGGTGCTTCTGCAGTCGTGGCTGACGTACCTGAAGGTCTTCATGAACTACACCCCGCCTGTGGGTGAGTTCGACCGCTAGTAGTTCGACCTGAGCAAGTCGTTAAACTGCTCAGATTATAAACCAGCCGTCAAAGGAGAGTTTGTGTTTTACGATCCTTTGCAGGAATTTTGGGACGCGTACATGAGCGACGTGGAACAGATGATTCCGACTGGAATGCCACACACAGCCGAAGTCAAAGACACGGCGTGGCCTCCGGTAAGTCATCACACACCGCCACCAGCAAACCGTGTCGCGTGTTACTGTCACACATGCTCAATGAACCGCGGCAA